TTAGGAGTGCAGTATGAAAATTTATACGCAAAGAATTAGTCAAACTTTAGCAGAGCAAATATCACAAACTTATTATGGAAATGTTGTCACAAGCAAAGTTAAAGAAGATATTATTATTTGTCGTACATACAATTCTGAAACTTTAGAAAAAGCTACAGAGGAAGTATTTAGTAAAACAAGTTATGAAAAGGTAGTTCGTCTTTTATACGACTCTGATACTGAATTTGGTCCTGTGACCGAATGGTTTAAAAAAGATAAACCAGAATTAGAAGCAAGTGAATTTTACACACCAGAGGTTAAAAGTGAAAACTAAACCTGTATTAAAATTGTGGCAAGGCAAATATGTATCTGTAAGAGACTATGAGATACGATCTGCTATTAGGCAAGGTGGTTTACGAATAATTCATAACAAAGAAGTTATGGAATTAAAACCAGAAGAATTACAACATTTAAAGCCTAATAATAAGCCCATACAATCGCAATTTAAGGGAAGTTATCATTTAATTGATATTACCTGGAAACCTCTAACAGAGGACCCAAAACAAGGAAAATTACTATGAATAGACCACTAATGAAAACAAATGAGGTTTGTTGGGAATTAAATATTTCAAGGCCTACTTTGATTAAAAGAATCAAAGATGGTATAATTGAATGTACGAAATATGGTAGGGATTATCGGTTTAATCCTGAACATATTCAAGAACTGAAGGAAGGAACAAAGTGGCAACAAGAGACGGACTCAAAAAACGTGGTGGGTCGCCCTATTGGCACATGCGAACCAAACTCAACTATAAAGAATACCAAAAATCTAGTGGAACAACTAAAAGAACGGAAGCTAAAAAAATCCGTGATAAATGGATAGAAGAATTAAAACAACAAATTAATTTTTCTACACCTGGTTCTACAAAAGTACAGATTAAATGTATTCAAATGTTTGGAATGTATCAAAAAAAGGTTCGTAATAATTGGAAAGGTAATCAGCACCCAGAAAATGCCAAAAAAGATTTTTTGCGTAATGTTGATTATTGGACTACTGCTATTGGGGAAGAGACTTATATGAATGAAATTATATTGGAAGATATAATACAGGATTATAAAGAAAATCGTCAAGACAATGGAATTTCAGAAAAAACTATTAATATTGAAATAGGATTTCTTCGTGCAGCATATAAAAATACTAAAAAAAGAAAAAAGTATTTGTTATGTGATGAACCTGTATGGACAGATTATATTACAAAAGTAGTTTATGACGAAGATCATTCTATGACTGATAGGGAAGTAGGATTAATATTGTTAAAGGCAAAACCCCATGCACAAGGACCTTTATTTGCAAGATTTATTGGTGGTTTAAGAAAAACTGATCAAATGCGAACTTGCGTAGAGGATATTGATTGGGAAAGAGGTTATATTAAATTTACTATTAAGGGTAATAAATATTATGAATTACCTTTAACTGATGAATTAATAAAACTTTTTAGTGGTCAAAAAATATTTGAAAATGAGTCTGATGAGAACCATCAAGCTAGATTAAAGAATATGAATTTGACACAACCTGGACGTATTTTTCTTTATAAAGGAAAACCTTTTGATAGCATTCGTAGAACTTATAAGACTACGCAACGTGAATTAGGTTTTAAAAAAATTTATAGAGAACACGATACACGTCATACAACTGCCAATTTAATTGGAGACTCTGAGAAGGTTATGAAAACTTATGCTCACTCTGATATAAAAACAAGTAGGATTTATGATAAATCTGATTTTATAGTTAGAACAGAAAGTCTAAAAAAAATTGGCGACAGAGTGGGACAAATTGTGGGACAAATTAAAAATGAAGAAAATGATGATGCCGAAAATGGCAGAATTGTTGGTCGGGGAGAAAGGATTCGAACCTTCGACCCCCTGGTCCCAAAGATAGTGCACACTAAAAAATAAAATAAAAAAAGACCCCAGAAGTGTTTAGTTTCTGGGGTTTTCTTATAATGTAACGGCTTGTCACAAATCAATGTTTTATAGTAATTTACAATAAATTATAAAATTAAAGTGGGACAAAAAGTGGGACACTATCCTAACTTCATTTCTTGTTTCATTGTACTATTCTCTTGTATCAATAACTGACACTTTAATCGTAATCCTTCATATTCAGCGTATGCGCTCTCTGTCTGCATTTCTGCTTGATCTATGAGGGTATCTATCTCTGCATACTCTATATGAGTACGAGCTCTCATTTTTGCGTCTTCAACAGTACATTTTTCAGCCTGTCTAAACTCTAAATATAATTTTGCTTCTATTCTTTTTTTCTGACGTTCTAAGCTATCATAGGCAGCTTTAGACTCCCCATATGCTTTTCTAGTTCTTGTTAATTCTGATGAAATAAACTCTTTATCAAACCGAAGGGGGTTCCATTGGTTCATAGGTCCTCTACATATTGTCAATTATCCATGCTTTTAATTCGGAACGTGTGAGTAATTCTGTAATGAAATTCCCATAGGAATTAACAACAGTTTCTTCTTCTTTTTCTTTAAGAAGATATTGGTAATATCCAACATGCAACATTTCATGGATAACTACGTTCAATGCGTCTGCGCCACCACGTAGAATAATATCTTCATCTAAATAGATTTTATAAGGGGGCTTTCCAACGAAGGCCCCCTGTGATTCTGAAACCTCATAACTAATTTCATGAGGTATTGTAATTAATTCTACCTTAAAAGCTCCTACAGAAACTACAGAAGGTAGCTTAACTTTTTTCATTTAAGTACCTATTTTTTTTTGTGTTATTTTATGTGCTTCTGTAAAAGTTTTTCCATTCTTCATTAATTTTTTCATCATAACCATATGTTTTGTAGTATGATGTTTAGAATGTTTTTTTAAAGTTAATTCTTGTCTTTTTGTAAAAGACATTAGTATCTAGGTTTTCTTGGTTTCTTTTTTAACATTTTTCTTTTCCTTTTTTTTAATTATAAAAGGTGTATCGGTGCACTTACCAATAATAAATGCACCAGATAACACTTCTGCAATTCTTTTTAATTCTTCGTTATTCAATTAAATTGCACCAATTACAAAAAGAACGACTATAGCTACGATACCTGCTTTCGCCCAATCTGAAATCGACCAATCTGACCAAGATTTAACATGGTCCCATAAGTCTTGTAGTAATTTCATATTACCTCCTTATTTTTTTTTAAATAATTTCATTGCTCCTGAAGCTCCTTTAATTCCAAAACTTGCAGAAATTGCTATGTATAATAAATGTTGATAGTAAGTAGGTGTTTCTTGTAATGCAATAAAACCTTGTTTAACGTATTCTGTCATACCAGGAATAAAACTTAACACTGCAGGTGCAAGTAATACTACTAAAGCAACCTCATCTTTTATGCTGCCCTTCATTTGATCAACTGCAGATGCTTCCCAAGCCACACGACCTGCTATTTGATCTTCTTTAAGTTTTGTAGTTGCTTTTATTTCAGTTAGTTTAAGTTCTTGTTTTGCTTTTTTTGTATCAATAAAACCTTGAACTGAACTAGAGACAATATTTGCAACTGGTCCTAATAATAAATTTAACATATGTTTCCACCTACTTGTTTATAAGAAATAACTAAACTACCAAGCTCAATTAAAACTAATGAAGTAAATAAAACTGTTATAATAATTTTCATTTATGTTTCTCCACAACTTTAATTAAAGCATCGCATCTTCCAGGGGTTTGTTCAGCCCACAAACTATTTTTCATTTCCAGGCAACTTGTAGAATAATCTTTCTTTTCTAATGCTGCTCTAAAATTTTTAAATTTAAATAACCTACTACCAAGTTGAAAAGCCATTTCGATACATACACCAAAAATATCTGCATGATGTTTGTCTGGGTCATACAAAAATGTTTTAGCTAAATCAAATGCGTCATTAAAATCCCTATTAAAAACTTCAATAGCTTGTTCTTCTGTGTATTCTACACCATCTTCGTAAGGGTCCCCTGCATCACATAGATGTCCCCAAAATATTGTTCTGTTTCCTAGATGATCTTTATAAACTTTATTTCTATAACCTTCGTGTTCCTTAATTCTATTTTTTATTTCTTCAATCATCTGTTCCTCCAATTTTTTCTTGTTCCAATTCTTCTTCTTTTAAAATGTATTTAAACTTTTCTAAGTATATAATGGCATCTGAAAGCTCCTGTTGAGC